CTATACTATCTATATCTCTTGCAATCTTTTCATATTCAAAAAGTTTATTAATATCTTCTAATGTAATACTAGTTGGATCCATTTACTAAACTCCTAAGTAAATTTTTAATTTCATTCAAATCATTTTTCATTTCATTTACATCACCTTCAAGATTTTTAATTCTTTGAGATTCATTATATCTTCTTTTGTAATTTTGAATATATTGTTCATAACCTTGAATATCTGTATTTACAATTCCATTTGAATTAGAATCTCTTTCAAGATAATCTTTATCTTTTACTTTGATGTAATTCATATGTTATACTATTGGTTTAACAGTTGCAATCGCTCTTAGGTCTCTAATCAATGGTGGTGTTGCTTGATTAGTTCCTGCCATGATAATCTTAATTGAGAATGCATTAAAGTCAGGAAGATCGTCAACAGAATATTCATAATCTTTATATGATCTATCACCGCTTTCCTGAACATATGAATCGGCAGATCCATCATTCATTGAACTATCAATAACTCTCTTAATTCCATTACCATCAATTTGATAATTTGAATATCCAGGGAATAATTCGTAATTTTGAGAAATATTAGAGGAGTCATCTCTAAACAATCTATAAAGAACTCTAACATCATTAGTATTATTTCTACTTGCAGAAAGAAGAACTTTTAATGAGTTTGCTGGAAGTTTTAATTGAACAATTTTTGAAATATAAATTGAACTATGTTTATCATTATAAAGACTCCTAACACTATCATCAAGAGCATATTTGGATGCAGTTAGAATTCCTACAGGATCGTTAATTAAGTTTGATCTGAGTACTACAGAAACTCCAGTTGAATCAATAACAGGAGAAACTCTAGAATCTGTAGTTGACATAAGCATTTCCATGGTCAAAGATCTATTTCCTGGAGTTGATGTAATAAATTTACTTTCATTAATATCAGAACAAATAATATTTGGACTTGAGAAATCTGTTGAGGAATCTATAGCAATATCTTGAAATCCATTATCTACAAATGAAATTTCATTTCCACCAATGCTTGTTCCACTAAATGTTCTAACTTTGGCAGTTAATGAAGTTTTTGCTAAAATAGTTGATCTTACCTTAGGTATAATTGTTTCGTATTGAATATTATTTGTAAGAACAGTGCCAGATTCTCCTGTTTGAATTGTTTGTTTAAAATACAAATCATTTGATCTATTTGAACCGATTCCAACTCCTTCAAAATCAGTTCCATCCATATCAATTTTAATATAATAACTATTAAGATCAATTGGATGATTTGTAGTGTTGACTTCAGCAAAATTGTGTGTTTTATTAATTCTTCTCAAAGATATTCCGTTAAATTCATATTTGTAAACTGGAGCACCGCTATTGTAAGATTGTGCTTGTGTTGCATCAATTCCTCTTGTAAGAGATGTAAGAGAATTTCCAGATACGCCAGTATATTTAATAACTTCATTGCCAATAATTACATATCCTGGATTTGAAGCACTTACCACAATTCCTTCAAAATTAGTAAATCCAACTCCAGAAACAACAGAAATTGCAGTGGTCTCTGATGTACTTAAATTTGTAGTAAGAGTTGTATTAATATCATTATTCATTGGACGCATTTGACTTATTTTTACATAATTTGTTGGCGAGTGCATTCCATGGTTAATGTGAGAAACTTTCATATGCAATCCATCATAATATTGATCTTGAGATATACTTGAAATAGTTACTCCGGCACCAACAAAAGTTGTTGTACCAGTAGAATTTGTATAACTTAAAGTTGTAATTCCTGCAGCAAAAGTTCCTTGAACATTATCAATTACAAAAGCATTGTTAGATCCAAGAGATTTTACAACTACTTTACCACCAAAACCTACATTTTTACCTAAATTTGGAACAAGAAGCGAATCACCAACTTGATATCCAAATCCGCCCGAGGTAATTGTTACACTATTAATTGTATTTGATGAAACAACAATATTTGCAGTTGCTCCTTGTCCATATCCAGTTCCAGTAATTAAAGAAACTCCGTTAAATGTGCCATCTGTATAACCAAATCCAACATTAGAAACTGTAACACCGGTTCCTACAGTAATACTTCCAGCAATATCTGTAAGAGTTCCTGTTGCAGAATTTTGAGATAAAGTAACTCCAGGAATAACATTATTTGTATCATATCCTGCAGATCCTAGACCTACTAAAATTTTCTTTGCAAGAGGAAGGAATTGATTTGAACTAGTTACAGTTGATTTTTTATTTCCAAATCCAAGTTTTGGATTAAAGAATCTTACAAGACCTTGATTATCAAAATCTGCTCTCCATATTTGATATTTTAAATCATCATATTGTGATGGAGTCCATGTAGATCCATTTTGTGATTTAAAAAGACTACCTAATGATGGTTGTTTTTGTATGATTTCGTTACTTTGAAGATCCTTTTCACCAACTCTAGAAATAAAAACTTGATAATTTGTACTATCAGAAAGAAGGACTAATGCATATTCTCCCTGATTATTTTGATCATTTGGTCTTTGACTTATATTTTGTTGCTGTGGACCGGAAAGATAAACTGGAGAGGGGAAAGTAAATTTAGTTGGCACTGATCCGTCAGTAGAAAGATTAATTTCGTCGGGATCTAATGTCACTTCGGAGAAAGGTATTACTACATTACTTGGAACTCCTGCAATCATTGAACGAATTTGTAAAGTTACTGGAGTCTGCAATGATTTTGTCTCAAAGTATACATCTACGGATGTTAAAAATATTCCAGTTTTTTCTTGAACAAAAAATGATTGTGCTAATGGATCTTTTCGACAAGATATTGTAGAATTTGTGGTATTATTTTGATTTGTTTCAGTATATTTATAATAAATTGGTGCAACTGGAGAAACACCGGCACCTGAAAGTAAATATTTTCCGCCGTAGAAAGAACCTACTGGAGCCGTTACACTTATATCATTCCAATCTTTATCTCCATTTGGCCATCCATCATCTGTAGAAACATTATTTGGACTATTTACTCTAACGTTAGTATTAGAATTTGCAGTTACTGTATATTCAACTCCGGTATAAATTTCACCGGTGTAAGTTTGCGAATTTGGTCCAATAGTTATTGTTGGATATCCGGCAGCACTAAGATAAATGTAATTATTGGCACCAGAATCTCTACTGCATTGAAAATTGACAGTTCGTGGTGTTGGTGTAGGTGTTGGTGTAGGTGTAGGTGTAGGTGTTGGTGTAACCGTAGTTGTATTTGTAATAGTATTTGTAATAGTATTATAACCAGAATAAACCGTAGTATTTCTTGTGGTTATAATATCTGTTTCTGTAACATTTAAAATTCCAGAAGAATAGAAATGTGCATCTGCACTACTTTGATTAATTAAAGTTCCACCAGCATTTATTGCTCCAGGAGTATTATTCAGAGTTGGTGTGTCAATCAATGTAAAAGTATTATCTCCATTAATCCACATTGGATTTTCTGGAATATTGGGATCTGGAATGAAAAAAGATCCTATTAATCTCCCAAAATTATCAGAAACCAATCTAATATTCGAAATTTTTGCAACAGCACCAGATTTTTTTCCAATTAGAGTCATATTTGGAGCAATGTACCCATAAAAATCATTTTCTGATGGAAGTTCAAGAGATCTTACATCAACATTTAAAAATGTTGATGATTCGCTATAATTAGTTGGAGGTGGTTGTTGATTATATGGTAATAGTGGAAAAGTTTTTCTAGGAGAATTATATGGACCTTCCTTATGATTCGGAGTGCAAAGTCTGAAACTAATTTTTGCTGAAGTAAAATGTGGATCACTTACTACAGTTTCTCCTGTTTGAAATTTACCAGAAACCATGGCAACTTCAAGAAGTTTTGGAATAACATATTTGTTTATATCAATTCCTTGAAAAAATGCATAAAATTTAGTAAGTGATTTTAATTTAAAAGTATCAAATGAAATATTTCTACTTCTAAGATATTGAATTGGATTAGTATAATTTGAAATAGATTGCGAAGTGGTATCAACAGAAGTAATTGATGGCGGAGTATATACTGTTGTTTGACTACTCGTAGATACTGTTGATGTTGAATTGTTGGACATTATTATTGCACTTTTATTAGTTATTTTTATTTATTGTTATTGAAAGACCTGAATTATTATGATCATGTTGAAGATTTCAATCCAAATTGTTCCTGGGCTATTGGACCAACAGTTGCTCCAGAACGATTGACCCAATTTTGAATACTACCTAAACTATAACCTGCATCAAGAGCTCTTTGAACACCTGCTGCTCCAATTGCAGCTTGTCCATTATTATAAGCCTTCGCTAAATCACTACCAGTGTTTTGATTTTGAATTTCACCAGTACCCTGGATTGGAGCATAACCTTCATATATCATTGGAGATGATCCAGTATTTGAAGATGGATCTGGAGTATATACTGGTGGTTCATTTATAGTAACATTTTTAACTACTGTATTTGTAACATCTGGACGAGTTACCTTTGTTTTCACTTCATTAAACGTATTAACAGTAATTGCTTCTTCATCAAACCAATTATCAATCTGTGGATTAAGTTCAATTGTTCCTTTCCAATATGCAACCAAGAATGCTGTTATATTTTCACTTCTAGTTGCAGAAAGTTGTTGATCAAATAGTCTCTCTGAGTAATTAAGAGTAATTAAATCTCCAGTTTTTTTAATTCCTGATGATCCTAAATCACTAACATAACTTTGATCCGCATTTGGATTATATGATGTAGAAATACCCGAAATAATTTCAGATCCCAATTGAAGATCTAAAGATGTTGTATAATTTAATGGTCTTAAAGATGGTATAGAAGTAGATTTATCAATTGAACACCTAAAACTAGGATTAAGTATATCCTGATAATCATTTGTTGCAAAATTATCTGCAAAAAATCCACATTGAAATCTATCGAGACCAGTATCTGCATCTTTAATAGTAAAGTTTGCAGTTTTACTTTCTAATGCTGATAAAGTTGTAAATTCTTCAACTCTTTGTATTCTATCTTCAAGTAAAGAAATATCTGACATTAAATATCTCTTATGTTTTGACATTGAAACAATCACATCTGCAGTATCAAATACATACGCTGGAATATAAATTGTAGCAATATCTAATAAATCTGATTTTAATTTTGGTGCATCTGGTTTGTCATCCGGAATTCCTTTACTTACTTCAAAAGTTCCGTCTTGATTTAAATAAACTCTATCTATTCTTGACAAATAGTATGAATATGATACTATAATATTTTCTTGAGGTGCAAGAATATATTTTGAATATTGTCCATCATTTGCAAAATTTCTTGAATTAAATTCAAATGGTGATTTTGAATTTATAGTATATGGCGCTACTCTTGGTCTTATATCAATATAATCAGTTAATCTTCTTTTATTCCACGAAGAAATGTCTAGTTTATAAGAATTATCTGCATAACTATTTGCTGTAATAAATTCCCCTGTATCACTTGAATCAATAGTATAATTTTGGAATACAATTTTTAATTTCCCCTTTGGTTCATAAGAATTTTTGCTTCTAATAATTTTGGAATAATCATAGAAAGATTTTTCCTGACCATTATCAAATATATAATTTCCAATAATATTTTTACTACCCAAAATTTTTGATACAATAGATGCAGTTATAGTAGATTGTTCACCCATTATTATTTCATTTTCTGCAAATTTAGAACCATTTATATAAACATATTCTAAAGTATCTGTATTAATTTTACCAACAACAATTGCTACTGCACCAGAATTTTGACCTGAAATTTGTTCGCCAACAATAAAATCTTGATTATTATTTGTTGGTCCTGTAAAAGAACTTAATTTTAATTGTGGTAATATTGGATCAGATGTATTTGAAGATTCAAAGATACCAATAACTCTAAGTACATCTGGAACATTTAAGCATATTTCTTCATCTTGGACTCTAATTCCATAAATTTGACTATATGTTAATCCATCATTTAAAGTAGTTGTTCCAATTCCAGATGAAGAATATTTTGAATAATTTACAATTAATGTATTTGCACGATTTAATTTTTTAATTTTTGAGTTTGGTTTTGTATTTTTAACAGTCGCAATAATATCTGCTGTTCCACTTCCATTTTTACTTAAACCATTAAAAGTAAGTTGTTTACCCGTAGCATCAATATTATACTTATCAAAACTCATAGGTTCAATAGAACCGTCAGAATATGTAATTATAAATCTATCTTCGTCAAAAGAATCAAAATAAATATCAGGTTCTGTAATTGTAATTGTTATTGAATTTGAAGAATATGATTGATTAGCAAAAAGTCTTCTTTGGATAATTTGATTATTACTTAAATCTATTGATGCAATATTTTTTTTATTTAATGGCGTTAATAATGAAGAATTGGTAGAATTCAAATTTGGCTGTACTTTAATAATATCCGTTACTGTTGAATTGGATGTTGGAAGATTTGCCGCGCATACTCCAGTAACACCAGTTAATGCAGATATTGTAAAATTTGTCCCTCCAGCACTTACTGTTTGAACCTTATTGTAAACAACATTTCCACCTAGAGATGGATTAGAATATGAAATAATATCTCCAGAACTAATTTTATTGATAAAATTAGTTCCCAATCCAGAAGAAACTGTACTAATTCCTCCTGATGCAGCAGTAATGTTAAATTGAGTTCCTGGTTTGGAAATATAAGATTTTTTATTTAAAACTAAATCTGCATTAAACGTTGAAATACCAATTTGAGAATATACTGATTTTATATCAGAAACCGAATAATCTTTAATGGAATTAATTAAGCGACCATCATCAATTCCATTAATTATAATTTGCTCATTATTTAAAAATGTTCCAGATACATTATAAAGTGTTAATGAATTGCTGGATGAGACATTTGATTGTAAATATCCACTTGCATTGCTTCTTTTTCCTTTGATAAATGCAGGAGTTGTTTGTGTAATTGATGTTGTGAGTCCAATTTTAGTAAATGTTTGAATATCAAAAAGTCTTAAATTCAATCTACTTGTTTGATCGACATAATTACTTTCTGGAATAAAGTCATATACCCTTGCATATCCAATTGTAGTTCCTGCAGCAACCCATTTGGATGATCCAATTCTAGAATCCATTAAACTTACTACTGCAGTAGTTCCAATTCCAATGGTTGCAGAACCATAAGCATTATTTACAACTGCTAAAGTTCCTGCATTATATTGAATAACTTGATTATTAATGGTTTTTGTAGTTCTTGTTTTATCTACATCTAAAATTTTAGGTGCAATGGTTTCTATATCATATCCATTTACATATGCTTTACCTGGACCAATTTGATATACCATCAAATCTTCTGACGGTGTATTTCCGTCTAATGTAGTTTGACCTTCATAATAAACTCCTGTTGGAGTTGTTACTCTGTCATTTAAATTATCTCTAACAAAAAGCGTAAATGGTTTTACATAAAAATTTCCAGATTGATCGGCGGTTCTTTTTGCCAATTCATCTCTAATTAAACTATATTGAGTTTTATTAATAGGAAATTGTGGTTGCCCATTAATTATACGAAAAATTTCTACAAAATTTTGATTATTATTATCAGTTAATGATTTTTTTATTAGGTTTAAATCGATTGCAAATCTATCTGCTCCAGGTGCTGCATAATTTGAAAAACCTTGTGCATTATCAAAAAGAGATTCATCTGTGTCTGCAGTAACAAATTTTTCAATGACTTCAAAACCTACTTTATAAGAAGGTATAATTCCATATTGATCGAGAAGTATTCTCTGTGCATTTACTTTTGCAAAAATTCCTTTGACAAAATAAATTCCATCTTTAATTGCAACTGATGATCCACTTGTAGAAGCATTTGTGGAAATTGTATTGCAGATTCCTTGTCCAGATTGAATAGTAAAATTATTATATGTTAGTGGTTCTTCAAGTAATAAAGTTTCTCCATCAGCAAAATGTTGTGAGGTAAAATCATCTCCTCCACTTTGATTATAACTTAAATAAAGCGTATACTTTCCTTTTTCAGAGTCTGCATCATTTATAGCATATTTAATTTCAGCAACAACATTGCTATTGGAACCTCTAATTCTTTTTCCTACAAGTAAATCGAAATATAATGATATTGGAACTCCATTAAATTGCGATTCAACTTGAATTGCTGGAAATGGATTATCTATCGATAACTGTCCATCAATAACTGGAGAACCTTCTCTAAAGATATGATTACCAAACTGCTCAATTTGATTTTGAAGAATAGATTGTAAAGTAGTTAATTCTCTTGCCTGAACAGGATATCCTGGTTTGAATAAAACTTTATAAAAACTTTTATTCGCATCAAAATCGTCAAAATAAGGAGAGACGTTAAGATTGGTTTCCTGTGGCATGATTCTTTAGAATTGCAAAATAACTTTAATATCTTCTTTTTGATTTGATGACCTTGTTATTGAAGGTCTATTATCAACATAAATTATATTTCCAGAATATTTTTTAACTTCTGGATTAGAAATACCGCGAGTAAAAGTTTGTCCGAGGTAATATGTCTTACTATTTATTGAGGTTGAGATACCAGTAAAGTTAGTATCGATTGATAAATTTGTTGAACCTCCATTAATTGTTAGACTTCCATTAGTTCCTGGAACATTTGTAAAATCAACTAAATCTAAACCAAAATCTGGTGTAGTATTCTGCTCAATTCCAGCAGTAAATGCAAATCCAACTAAAGTTCTATCTTGCCAATATTTAAGAACTCCTGTGTTTTTGTCATAAGATACAACTCTACCAACTGCAGTGACTCCAGTAGAAACTGTTTGAGTAATATTTGAATCGGGAGTAAAAACTGCAGTATCATATCCGGTACCAGTTAGTTTTAATGCACTTACTGCACTTGCTTTTTCTAATGAA